TGAACCTGCCATGTCATTCTCCTTGTTGAATCATTCCATACTGCTTGTAAACCGTGTCTAACGCTCCGGCCATGCGAGCAATGACAATGGCAGCGTTGTACTCTGCAACAGCAACTACGTCTGCCGGATTTAGTGTCTCGCCAAAATGCCCAAGAGTCAAGATATCTCCGAGAACAATTTTCCCCTCGGCCGTACCAAACACATTTTTGTACCTTTGCTGCATCTCTCTTGCTAGACGTTCTGGGCTTTTAGCTTCCGGCATTATCGTCTCCCATCAGCTTCTGCAAGATGCTTCCAGACTCAGGGGATTTCGCCAGATTTGCCGCTGCTTTCGCCATTTTCGGTATGGTTTCCGACTGACGCTCCTGTGCGGCCATAACATTTCTTTGCTGGCGTATCGCCGTTACCTGACGCTCATCACGCAGGCATGAAGCAGGGAAACTCACCGAGTCAAGAATCTCTTTTGCCGTCTGGTCGTAATCCACAATGTCTACGGACGTGGGATTCATTTGTGCCACCTGTCCCAGCATTTGCAATCCAGACTGTATCGAACGAACCTTAGTCAATCGAGTTTGAGCCTGCGCCAGTGGTCCAAGATACTGAACCATGACTCCACCGTGAGGCATACTGAGAAGTATGTCGGGCGGATCGGGTATTCTACCGGCTGCGGCTTCAATTTCATACATGCGATTGATAATCGGGTCAAACGCCTCTGCCTGAAGGTTGCCGACTCTGGTTCCGAGTATTGCCGCCTTTTCACCCTGAATTTCCTGTACTTGATCAACAACCATGCGGGAAGTGTCTCCTCCCTGTGCAAGCTGGCTCATCATCATAAACACGTCTGTATGGAAATACTCATTGATGATTTTTGCCACACGGTCTTCGTACTCCACCGTGAACGGAAGGTTCTGTACTCCGGTAGTCAGTTGCTGCGGCATCCTTGCCCGTATATCACCACGGTTTGCCTCGACATAAGTAATACCGTTCGGCCCACGCTGGATTGCTCCCCTAAGGTCTGAGTAGGCGACCAAAGGTGGTTCTGCCGCCCTCTGTGCAGTTACCAGATTGGTTCGTCCCATCTGGTTAGCTTTAGCGATGGATACAAACGCATCATGTGCCGGTCCTCTTCCATAGACCTCATCTGAATTAACTCTCCAACGCCATGAAATAATCGGCATCGAATCGTATCCACCCTCATGCAGCATGGTAATTTTGTCGTCTGAGTTTTTGTAGCTTCCGCTTACAGGCAGCATCTTTCCGCCGCGGCGATACACCCATACGGATTCCCACTTCTTGTTCTTGGCATCAATCTTGTTCGGGTCAAAGTCCGCTCGTGGGTAGATGGCATGAAGCACGTCTCGCTCCGAGTAAAGATTCGATTCGTAATCTTTCTCAAAGTTTGGATCCGCGTCTTTCATCGTTTCCATGCCAAACTTCTCTGCCATTTGTCGCAGAGTCATTTTGTAGACTCGGTAGTTCGTGTCTACCATTCCAAACTCATTTTCGGCAATGAAGCACTCGCGATAATGAGGTACGGTAAATACTGTTCTTGAATTCTTTATGTCTTCTTCAATCAGAAGATATGCAGTTCCGCAAGTCGCTCCGTCTGAAATAAACTCGGTATTCTTATCGTAAAAATTGGAGCGATTGAAGGCCGAGTACAAGACTTCCTGACATTCCTGAATCCACTTCTGCACCTGTGGGTAAGAGTCAATCCTCTGTCCGTTCCACGCCCTCATGCCTGATGTTCTGGGAAAGTTGATTTTTCCCGGAATTTCCAGTCCAAACCATGCCATATTACGGGAGCAAAGGTTTCCCACCATCCCATCGACAAGCCGGTTACGGGCAAGCATTGCTGCATCGTCGAAGATTTCCTGACCCGTCTGCTGACCAGGCCACAAGTCTCTATCCTGAATGAAACGTCTTCCATGATTTACATACATGATGATGTTGTCAATCATGGGTTCCCAGAAGATTCTCTGGGCTGCGAGTATCTCAAGATATTTCTCAGCGTCTTTTGCTTTTTGGTCTTCTGTTCGTGCGCCAATTTTTGACGGAGCAAAGCTCTTGGTGTTTCCGTAATTACGCGCCGCAGCGAGGTTTGGATATGGCATCGTCTATCCCAATGTCGCTTTCGTTGTGTTGGCGGTTCCGGTAGCACCCAGAGGAGAAGTCATAATTGTGGAAGACAATCCGCGCCGCTTTTGCAATGCTTCTGCCTGCGCCATAGATGCTGCGTTTTGCGCTTCCTCCTGTTGCTGCTGAGTTGTTGTGGAAGATGGGGCTGTTGGCGTTCCCTGCGAGGCTTCGTAGCCGAGGGATGCGCCTGTGCTGGCAAGACCTACGCCGGCGGAAATCAGGAGTGCAGTTGCGGTGCTGATTCCAGACATGACCCCTCCGTCTTGACAATATCATTTTCCAGACCGTGAGACATCAAAAATTCAGTTTCGTCGGTAAACTCTGCCTCAGCTTCCTCAACCGTGGTTGCCGATGTATGGAAAACCATTGTCAACTCGGTATTGCTCAAGGTCACATAAACTTGCTTCCTTCCCGCAGCAGCCGGTATGACGTTGTACCCGTGTATTCTTTGTCTGGAATCCCCCAAAAGCGCATCGCAAATCCCGTTGATTATGACCATCGTGGGTATCTTCACAAGCACGCTGGTGAACAGGACACCGGCAGGTATTCTTACAGTTCTTGAATACAAACCGGCATGGAAGACGTGTTCAGTATTGAATTCAAGCTGAGGACGTTCTTTTATCCTGTCTTCCAAAAGTCTTATCTGCTCAACCATTTCGGTAGGCGTGGCCGGAATTTCTTTCCCTTTGAAATAAAGCTCGGACTCGCTCATACCAGTTTCCTTAGATAAACATTGTTGGTGTGACGGTAACGCAGAGACAGTAGCCTGTCAAACCTGCTTTCAGACGGTGCGCTGTAAAGGAACGCAGAGCATCCCATAGACCTTGCATAGTCTTCAATGAAGTTCAACAACTCGATTCCTTCCCCACCACTCCTGTACCTAATGCTTATGAATATGCTTTCAGTAGTTGCCACTTTCTTCCCGTAGTGCGGTAGGACGTAGATCAGTACAGTGGCAAAGCCTATCAGTTTGTCGTCTCGGTAAACTCCAAATGCCTGAAACCCTCCAGAGTTTTCCAAAACATCATAAAGCTCTGGCTGAGGATTTGCTCGTCCGATTTCAGGGATAGAACATTCAATCGAGTATTCTTCCAGCAACTCTTTGGCGTTGGGGGCATCGAGAATATCGCGGTAACTAACAGGATTTATCAACTCATCCCCTCATGGGTAAACCGTAAAACAGTGGTGAAGACGTGCTTTTTTCTCCATGTTTTTGAATCAACATACGCGCAAGCTCAGGGTCAATCTCTGATCTTGGCGGTCTGTAGGTTGGTTGCTCCAATGCTGCATAACGTATCGTATCAGGGAAGTCTTTGTAGTCTTCTTTTGGCTTGTCGCTGCCTTCCGACCACTGATAATTCCACATGTCCTGAATTGGACCTCGGTCTCCTTTGCAACCTTCGCGGGCAAACATCATTCCCGGAAAGCTGCATCCACGAACAGCAGAGTAGTGGTCCGCAAGATACTCTTTCACCATCTTGTGTCCGAGAGATACATCTCCAGGGTTGGAGCGGGACATGACCATCCTGTTTATTCCAGCGTCTGCCAGCTTTTCTTCCCAAGAGGAAAAAGTCTCACCATGCAAAGGCTTGTGCGCCGCGGCGAATTTTACGTCAATAATCACCATTTCAGGTTCTCGGTAACCATGCTCCGCGCGCTTCACTTTCACTGCCTGGGCAATAGATTCAATGCTTCCCTGCGGCAACAAATACGCATACCAGTAAATCCTGTTGGCAGGTTTACCGTTGATGATTATGTCCTCAGGGGATATTGCTCCAAATATCCATCGCGTAGGTCTTGCGTCGGCGGGATCAACAGCCTCAATCCGCATCCAATCAGATGGTATTTTGAAGTCCTCGTATAGATGCTTGTTTCTGTCGAGCATCTTGTAGACCATTCCAGAAAGATGCTTCCACTTACCAAATTCACGGGCTTCCCGTTCGTCCGGGTCAGTGATGTTTTTCAGGTAGTTATCAATTCCGGCGCGGGGCAGAAATCCCATAATCTCCCCGCATTTCGGGCAGTAGTCCACCGGACGTTCCTGACCTGGTTGAAGTTTTTCTGCGTTATTTTCTTCAATTGTGACATCGCAATTACGGCAGTAGTCCTGACAGTTGTCCCAAGTTGAGCCTTGAAACACTGCAATATCTTGGTCACTTCCGCCGTTGTTAAATGCTTTCATGGAAAGCAGGTCGTAGATGTAGGGTTCTTTCAACGGTGTCATGGTGAACCAGTTGGGACCGTTGGTACTCATCAATCCACGCATTGAAGCTGTAAGAATTTCCTGTGGGGGAGGCTCGTCAAAATGCTCCCAATCAAACACCATTCCTTCAAAGCTCTCTGCTGACTGGACGTAGGAACGAAAATGCGCCGTGGAATTGCATGGTTTCCCGTTGAAGTCGTTGGCGATGGTAAGGCTTTTCATCGAGCCATCTGAGTAGCGAGTCGTAGTCACTCCGCAGTAAGCGGGTATTAGTGACATGAATTCCGGCTCAATTCTTTGGGTCAAAGTCTGACCGGCAACCTCGCAACCCACTAGACCGTTGTTGGGAACGCGAACATTGATTTTGTAGTCGGGGTCGTCCTTTGAAAGCCACGGCCTAAAACCCATCATGTGAGCAATATCTTCCGCAACTCCAATGCTGGTTTTACCCACTTGGTTTCCACTTTCAAACAAGCGAGTTCGTGGTGTTTTGCCTCGGTTGTTTTTTATTCGTATGAAGGGGATTTGAGCGCGATTCATTTTGAGGAAAGCCAACTTCATGTACTGACGGACTTTATTTTCTACAACCGTCAATGATGCAGGATCGTTCCTGTCATATCCTTCAAGGATGTTGGGTACAGGTGTGGTCTTTTCCTTGCGTGCCATTTACTTCTTCTTTTGTGATTTGCGCTTTTGTGCGTAGGCGATGGCCACGGCTTGTTTGACTGGTTTACCGGCACGAACCTCTGCCCGAACATTTGACGAGAATGTTTTTTTGGACGTTCCCCGTTTCAGTGGCATGTGAATCTCCTCTGGTTTATTCTACAACCGGATAACCGTCAGGCCTGATGTGTATTTTGTATTCGTAGCAAATGTCGGCCAGAACTTTTCTGTTGCTGGAATTCGGGACCGACCGTCCACGTTCCCAATTTGTGATGGTGTTTGGGTTTACCGCCATAGTTGATGCCATCTTTTTCATGTCCCAGCCAATTATTGCCCGTATTACTCTTATGCGTGTTGCTTCGTCTGTCATGGAAACAGCATAGCACAGAATCATCAATCTTATTATCGAAATCCATAATTGTTGAATTCTATAGATTTTTGTCTTGTACTAGACTGAAGAGCATTTTCCAGTTCCATTCTCAACGACTCTATGGTTCTGGAATAGCTCTCAAACATCCTTGAGTAGAAATCTCTTTCGCCTTCAGCCCACGGGACTTCTCCGCACATCTTTCGATACCACTGGCCGGTCATGTTCCGATCTGCCAGTATGTACTTATCGAGTTCCTGTTCGATGGTCAGTCTTGGTTTTGTCACTTGATTAAATAAACCTCTTAATTCAAAAGCAAGAACAAAAACCCATATATGCATGATTCAGAGGGAGTGAGCACACTAAAAACAAGGGTGGAATGTTCTTAGTGGCGAAACCAGATGCGGTATGCCGTCATCGTCGGTCGTTTCGCGTTCTATCTGAAAGTCTATCCTTGCTTACGCACGCCTCCCGCAGAAGGACGCTCCTCTA